CTAACTCTTTACGTTTAGTTTCATCTGGAATATTTTTAATCAAATCTGCTACCATACGGAAATCCTTACGGCTTGCAGCTTCATTGATTGAACTTTCATCTAACTCTTTTTCAGGTTTAGGCAAACTCTTCATGTCAATATTAATTTCAGCAGGCGGATCAGGTAATAGGTCATCTTCTTCGTGTATACATGCGCACGATGACTCTAACATACCACAGCTTTCGCATGATGCTTGTTTAGTTGGCAAGCCAGCTAATTTAGCAATTTCATCTAACTCCTGACTAACTGGCGATGTTACTGGAACTGCATTTGTTGGGGAAGGAATATTTGATTGATGAATATCTTCAGCAACTTCTTTGCAGTAGTGGCTATATGATGTAGCAACATCACCTAAAAAGTCTTCATCCATTAAAATAATGTTTCTGGCTTTGTTTGGTGGAATACCTTGTGCTACCATTTCTTGGCGTACTGCTGTGACAAATTCGTTGCTTGCCGTGTCTAGATTAGGATTCTTATCACATAATGCTTTGGCAATTGACTCATAGAAATAGTCGCCTTCTTGTAGCATACGACTTTCTTTTAGTTTCATCGGCTTAACGTTGGTCAGTTTTGGTGTAGAATTTTTAACTGTATCACCAAAAGCAATACCTTCTTCTACTTGGCCTTTGTTATGTGCTTTCCATGCTGTAGCATAAGCAATGCCTTTTTCTTTCTTAGATAGTTTGCCGTCTTTAGCATAACCTTTCTTAATATGTTTAACCATACGTTCGGCTTTCTTGCCCGGAGGTGCCACTTCATCTAAATCACTAACATCATCTTTTTGTGCAGCGCCGCCGTATGCTTTACCAGCAACTTTACGGATTGGGGTGTTTGTATTGCTACCACCACGCTCAGCACGTTCGTCTTCTTGACGATCTTTTAATGCTTGTAGACGTTTACGTTTAGCAACTGCATCAGCATTAGGTGCTTCTGGCTCGTCGTATTTGCCTTCATGTAAACTATTGTGTATTGCTGTGTTTACTTCAGCGCCGTACTTGCTTTCTAATTCAACCATTTGATCATCTGACAGTGGAGTGCCGTCGACAAACGTTGCCGCTACCACATAAGCATCTACGTAATCAGGTGCGTCCCATTGGTGTATGTTTTCAAATTTTAAACTATTCAAATCAACTTCTTTACCACCAATAACAACTGCTTGACTTTCATTTAGGCTGTGTTCACGTTTCTTCATAGCTTCAATAAAGTCTGCTAACTTTTTACCTGGGTTTTTTGCCAACCATTTATCGTAGTTAGCTTTGAATTTAGGATGTTTAGGATTGTATAGCTCGTAAGGACCTTGTCCTTCTTTAATTTTTAATTTGCTTGTTAGATCTTTTGCGTCACCACCAAACATATCTTTAAACGCACCTTTGGCATTGTTTTTATCTTTAACTGCTTTCTTAGGTGGTTGATTAAAAGATGAGGAGTGACGTACACCGTATTCATCGTAGTCGTCGCTACTAAACGGTTTAGCTTTTTTTTCCTTAGCAGCTTTCTTCATTGGCTCTTTTTTATCGCCATCTTTATCTAGGTCTAAGAAGTCTGGTTTAGCAGATTCGTTAAATTTAGCAAATTTACCTGCTAGGCTTTTAACAGCATTCATAATAGAACCTTTGGGCTCTACATTTTCATATACTGTTGGTTGGTTAACGCTTTCGTTTAACTGTTCTGATTTTGCGTTGTCATTCAGGCCTTTCATTACACCTAAAATATTATACATTCTCATGTCGCTCATTTTATGCTCGTCCTTTATTTGTAGTTGGGATCTTATTTTGTTTGCTACCTACTGGACTTACTTGTCCTTGAGCAACATCATTGGTTGTTTTACCGTATGCTGGATCTTTCGCCCCACCTACAGTTTTGTCAGTGCCGTCAATTTCAAACTTAGCTGGTTTTTCTAATTCTTTAAGAATTGTACCAGCTTCACTATAGAACTTGCTAGCAGCTTTTTGGTCTTCTGACGCTTCTGGCAAAGGTTGTGTTAACACATCTTCACCTTTCTTAAATTCACGTAATTCACTTTGGCCATCAATGTTCCAGCGCCAAATTTCTTCTGGATTGTTTTTAGCTACAACCACAACCTGTGATTGCGGGCAACCTAAACGTTCAGCAACGATAGCACGTAATTGAGCATCGTTTACTGGATATTTAAGACTAGCATCCATTAAAAAGATTTCGCAGTTTTGAATACTTGGGAAATCAATGTCGTTAGCTTTGATTGGTAGATGTTTGATTGCACCTAAGCTCTCAACTTCGTAACCAGCTAATCCTATTTTTAGTCCGTCTAGCTTGTCTGCGGGATCGCAGTTAGCTACTTTGATACGGAATTCATAAATTTTTTGGTTTTCACCAAGATATTGTAAAAAGTTTTTCATAATTGTAAAAGATCCACTATAGTGTTATTTATCAAGAACACTATGTTTTTTTGTTAAGTAGTTGCTTAAGTAGTTCGTTACGGTCAATAACTACACCTTGACCGTCTTCTGCATCAATGAGCTTATCACCGTCTGTTTTCTTACTTGCTTGGTCAATTTGCCAGTCTAAACGAGCCTTTTTCAGCTGTAAATCAATCATTCTGAGCTTTTTATCTAGCTTGGCTTGTTTAGCTGTAATAGCATGTCCTAAGAGTGTACCTGCTGTTGCAAGTATATGTCCGCTAAAGCGTGCTTCTACGTTCATACCTAGATCAATTAAATCGTTAAACTTGTCTTTAGCTAGATCACTTAGTTCATCTAATTCTTTATCACTTGTATCTAAGTCGCTGACCATTGGTAGTGCAGCATCAATCTTGTCAATAGCAAGATCAACAGCTTCGATCATCTCGCGATTTTCTTCAATGGTGTGTTCTGCTTGTTCAGCAGTAACATCATCGGTTAGTGGTAGATTAAATAATTCTGATAGTTTTTGTGTCATAGTAATACTATTTACACTAGAGATTAACGTTTAAGATTTTTAAATATGTCGTGTTCTGTTACCACACGAAAACGCATGTTATTAGCTTTACACCAAGCATCTGCAGCGGCCCACTTGGCCATGTTAATTGCCACGCTGTATTTGTCTTTAACTGACCTAGCACTTTCCATAGTAGTCTGCGCCAGGGGTTTAATTTCTACTACTTCTACGTGTCGTTTTTTACCTGCGTCTTGATATACTATAACAAAATCTGGTACATAGATAGTTTGTTTGCCCAGTACAGGATTGTAATAAGGTATTTGTATACTTTCGCTGGCCCACTGTGTAACTGCTGGATTATTATCACAAAAGTTCATAAATGCAAATTCCCAACTGCTACGGTACGTAGGAACTTTCTTTCCTATATACTTTTCTGCATTCTTAATTGTAAATTTACCGTTAGCGTACTTGGCCATTATGCTAAGATCATTCGTTCTACATATGGACTAGTTCTAGGACTGTTACTAATACCTAATAGGCTAGTGCCAACTCTGTTTAAATTAAGCAACATTATTAGATAGGCATCTAATTCTGTTACATAGGCACAGGCTGTACTAGGTCCTGGTTTAGCATACTGTTTAGTTCCAGTAGTCCAGGTACCTGTTTGGCTGTCAAACACATAATCATCCTGTGCTTGATCATTAGTTTCATGTGAGTAATATGTTTCTGGAGAGTTTAATCTATTTTTATCATTTAAGGCTTTTAATTGATCAACTATACTCATTGGATCAATGCCTTGTTGTAGTGCTGTATAGATCACTGCTGCGGCCAGGTTTTTTCCTGTGTCTGCATTGCCTGTGATTTTTTGAAAGAACGCAACTACGGCATCGTTAATCATCGGACTTGTGGTTTGTGGTAAGTCGTAAAAATTATTAAAATATGCACTAGTACTTGCACTGTTGTTTGTTTGATTGGGTAAATTTCCGTTGATTGCCATAGTGTTATTCCTATCTGTTAATCAAACCGCCACCGCCGGTAGCACGTTTAATACCTTGTTGCACTGACGAACTAGTAGGTGCGAATACTGTACTAAATGGATTTTGACCTTTAAGGATACCGTTGCCAATTTTACTCAAATCAAGTGCAGGTGCTTGTTTAAGTTGTGTATTGCTGCCTGTTAAAATATTAACAGCATTTATACCTCCGTGAATTATTGATCCTAAGTCACCATTTTCAATACCTTTGATAATACCCCTAACTGAGCCAATTGCAGCGCCAGCATTTCGTAGTGGACTCGGGGTATTATCATAATGTATTTGATCAAACCCCATTACAGTGCCTGCTTCAACTGGTCCTGATTCATATAATACTGACTCATATGCCACAGTCATCTGATGCTCTAACGGAGTGTATTCGCCTGCAGAGTGCTGACCGTGTGCAAACGATGTAATCATTGGTTTAACTAGATAGTATGCACTAAAACGCTTTTGATGTAGGCTATAAATTCTAATTGCATTTATATAAGGTTGATTTTTATCGTCTACCATAGGGCTGTATCCCCACCTTTGCTGTTGGCGTTGTTTGTACTTACTATCATAAGTGTATGTTGATTCATTGCCTAAGTAGTCACTATCTCTATAGTAGTATGAGAAATAGTTTTGCCAAAACATACTTACAATATCAGCACTGTCATCATGAAATGTTATGTTAACAGGATCGTAGTTAACTCGTTCTTGCTGTACCATTTTACGATTGTATGCATTATAAACTTTGTTTTGTACGTTAAATTTAGGTAGACTAACAGACTTAGCCATTAAGCCCATTTCTATTAGACTATTTTGATCTGTTCCTGCTATATTTTGATTTAGGTCGATGAATACATGGTACAGGTTGCTAAGTTTGGGACTTAGTCTATATAAGCCGTCAACAAACGTACGAGCGGCATGTTGAAAGTCGCGTATGTTTTGATTTGGTGCTATAGATTGGAGCAGATCGCCCCAAATATTATTCTGACTCATAACTTATCCTATATACATTATTTATCGAGATAAAAAAGCCCGGATTTTAACCGGGCTTGTATTAGTTTAATTTTCGTCTGGATTAACCAGTAATTACGGTACCAAATGTTCTTGTTACAGAAGCACCAATACCTGAACCTGTAGGTGTTTGTAATGCATTATCATACCGAATTGTTAGAGCAATTGTCATTGGTTCGTTAGTTGCATAGTTATTATCGGCATAATCTGCTGCAGATAAGTAACAACCTTGCAGTTCCCAAGTTTCTAAGATGTTTGGAGTACTTGCACCATTGCCACCATCAAGAATTTCAAGAATAGTTTGGAATTTATAATCAATGCCAGAACTTGCACTAGCTTGTTCAAAGAAATCAAACTGTTTCTGCATCTGTTCACCAACACGTTTAGTAACTTCACCGCTGGCGTCGTCACGTAGGTTGCATGAGCATTCTGCCCAAGTTGGTTTCCCAGCTAGATAAACCTTGCTGTTGTAAATAGGGATTTCAATTGGGTCGAAAGTTACCTGCGGACGTTTAAAATCAATAACCTGTTTGGTTAACTCTGTACTTGGTTGTGTAACCCCAAAATTTAAGAACGTTACGCGAAAGCGAAACTTTAATTTTGGCATTAACAAACCTTGTGAGCTAGCACTTTGGTTTGTTGATAACGGCACTGTAAAATTGCTTAATGATGATGTTGCCATCTTATTTTCCTTTTAATACTTTATAGTATTTACCATTTTTTCTGTTGTAAACTGGGAGAGTCGCCTCTCCCATTATCTACGTATATTATTGAATTGTTAAAGGTGCACCAGTATTTTGTAAGCGCACTGGAATATAAATAAACTCAATCGCTTTAACTGGTTGAATTGCAATATCAATCCATAACTCGTTAGAATCAATACGTAACGGAGTGTTGTTGGTTGTATCGCAAACTACCAAGAAATCATAGATACCACGTTTAGCAACTAAGTCATTAAATACTGAATCAAATGCCGCTTTAACTTGACTACGTGTAATAGTATCATTTGGTTCAAATATAAACGGTGCAGCTAGTTTTGCT